GGATATGCTTGGAAGCTATCTTTCAAAAGTGGACGAAAAAAGCGCTCTGGATGCAATAGAGGAGGGAGCAAAGGAGTTTGTTAACGACCTGTTGCGCCTGCCGAAGCCAAGAAGAAAGGTCACAGCTCCGGGATATACACATCTGGTTGACTCATTTAGTTATAAGCGTGATAAGACAGGAATAGATGTGGGATGGGGCAAGTATTACGGACCGATGCTTGAACATGGCACTAAAAAAATGAGCGCAAAAGCTCACTTGAAACCATTATTTGAACAGAACAAAGAAAGATACTATAAAAAGATGATAGCAGCATTGGATTTATAGAACAGGAGGCAATTATGGCAATTAAAACTAAGAGACCACCAATGAAGGAGACTGTAGGAGCTCAGTATCTGTGCTTCAATACAATGGATACAGATGGCAGGTGGACATCCACATTTGCGGAAGAGGTGGAGAAGACAGAAGTAGTTAAAAGTGTAAAAGTCACGGAAAATGGAGAGGCTTCTGATACATATGCTTCAGGTACAGTATATGACAGCGATATCTCCACGACATCAACGGATATTGAAGTTGAGGTCGTTGCTTTCCCAGCTGATACACTTGCAAAATTACGTGGTGACAATGTTGATGCGGATGGTCTTATTCTTTCAGGAGGAAAAAGACCACGACCATATTTTGCTTATGGTAAGGTGGTCAAATTAAGAAAAGGCGGATATAGATACGACTGGTATCCAAAGTGCAAGCTAAGTGAGAACTCTGATGATATATCAACATCTGAGGAGAAGGCAAACGAGCAGACAGATACAATCAAAATCAAAGCATATCCATTCAATGAGGATGGAGACATTGTTGCAAGGGTAGAGAGTGCATCTGCACCGGAAGGAATTACAGAGGATAAATTCTTCAGCAAGCCTATCCTGACCAAAGCAGATCTTGCAGCAGTATTGACCGCAACAGTAAAGGAAAATTAGACCTATGGACGAGAAAATCATAACCTTAACCGATGGCACAAAGCTGGAGGTTAAGGTTAATTTTATGACAATATATCTAATCCAGAAACATGGATTAGACAAAGTAATCAATAAAGAGGCATTATCAGAAGATGAGAACATGGAAGCGGCCGCAAAGCTGATTTATATTATTCTTCGGTCTAATGGTCTAAAGGTAGATGAAGACGAAGCACTCATTTTGACACCGATGGATCCAGAGGTCATAAGAGAGCTGTTTAACGAATTCGGCAAAAAGGTTGATAAATATAAAAAAAAAGAAGCCACAAAAAAGAATCAGCCACAGACCAGGAAGAGGAAAAAGAAGAAATCGAAATAAACTGGGCTGAATACATGGTAGCTGCAAGAATGATGGGTATGAGTGAAAATGAATTTTTTAACTCGGATCCCATTTTTTTTAATGAGTGCCTTGAAGTGTGGCAGGAGGTCGAGAAAAAGAAAGCGGGTATGATATATGGCAGACAGTGAAATGAAAGTTGTAGGGCTTAAATTAAAGGTAGACGGTACCGTAGACTTTAAGAAATCACTGACAGAAGTAAATAATGCTGTAAATGAAAACAGATCTGCCTTTAAGCTTGCCAAGTCGGAATGGGACAAGAGCACGTCATCAGCGGAGAAACTCAGGGCAACTCAGGAGTATTTACAAAATCAGACAGAAGCCTATACAGCTAAGGTTGACAGGCTCAACGAAATACTTAAAGCACAGGAGAATGCTGAAAAGAGAGACGAAGAGGCAATATCAAAGACAAGGCAGCAGTTGGATAATGCACAGGCTGCCCTAAATCACTACAAAAGTGGTCTAGAGGATGTAAACCAAAAGCTTGAAAGTGGTGCTGCAACATTAGAGGATTACTCCAAAAAGGTACAAAATTTTAGTGATGCGACCGGAAAAGTCGGCAGTTCATTAAACAAAAATGTTACTGCACCAATTGCAGCGGCAGGTGCCGGAATAATGGCAGCCTGGGAGCAGGTTGATGAAGGCATGGATATTATTGTCGAAAAAACCGGTGCGTCAGGAGATGCTCTTGAGGAAATGCAGACTTCTGCAAGAAACATAGCAAAGAGTATTCCGACAGATTTTGCAACGGCAGGAAGTGCGGTTGGAGAAGTCAATACAAGGTTTCATCTGACAGGACAGGAACTGGAGGATTTATCACAACAGTTTGTTAAGTTCGCTTCGCTTAATGATACTGACGTATCATCTTCGATTGATAACACCCAGAAGGTTATGGAGGCATTCAACCTCGAATCCAAGGATGCAGGGGCACTTCTTGATACCATGAATAAAGTAGGACAGGATACAGGTATATCTATGGACACACTTGCATCCTCAATGGTATCTAATTCAGCATCACTAAAGGAACTTGGTATGTCAGCTGCAGATGCCGCAACCTTCCTGGGACAGTGTGAGACGTCAGGTGTTGATACAAGTACGGTGATGGCTGGCCTAAAAAAAGCTCTTGTTAATGCATCCGGAGAAGGCAAATCTATGAAACAGGCTTTGTCAGATTTGCAAAGCACAATGTCAGGCGCAAATAATTCAACAGAAGCATACAATGCTGCCATTGATTTGTTTGGGGCAAAAGCAGGACCGGCACTGGCGCAATTCTGCCAGGATGGAAAACTGAATTTTGAAGAGCTAGGCAAATCATTGAATGACAATGTTGGAAGTGTCAGTGATACATTTAATGCAACACTGGATCCGGCAGATCAGTTCAAACTCACATTAAATCAGTTAAAGGATGAAGGGTTTGAACTTGGCAATGCATTAGGACCAATACTAGCACAATGTCTTCAGACAGTTACACCGATTCTTAAGGACATTATAAATTCATGGAATTCATTATCACCTGAAACACAGAATATGATCATCAAATGTGCTCTTCTTGCAGCAGCAGTTGGCCCTGTGATTTCTATTATAAGCAAGGTATCAGGAGGGGTTTCGTCACTAATTGGCATTATATCTAAAATTGCACCTGTATTGGGGCCTGTTAAAACTGGTTTTGCAGCAGTAAATGCAGTCATGGCCGCTAATCCAATACTTATAATTATTGCGGCAGTTGCGGCACTTATAGCCATTTTTGTAACGCTTTATAATAAGTGTGAATGGTTCAGAGATGGTGTAAATGCCATATTCGGAGCTGTAGCCGATTTTATCAAGGGAGCAATTGATAAGATTAAAGGATTCTTCGATTTCGATTGGAAATTACCAAAAATAAAGTTGCCTCATTTTAAAGCGAGTGGAGAGTGGTCACTTTCCCCACTTAAGGTACCTAAATTTTCCGTGGATTGGTATGCAAACGGAGGAATCCTGAACAGTCCGACCATATTTGGTGCAAATGGAGATTCCCTGATGGGAGGGGGAGAGGCTGGAAAAGAGGCGGTACTTCCAATTAAACTGTTAAAGGACTACATCAGAGAAGAAAATGATGCAAATAATGCAACATTGGCCGCAATGATCGTTGAAGCATTCAAATCAATATCAATGACTGCGGAGAATAACATTTATATTGGAGATAAGAAGTCGATCACATTACTTACAAATCTCGTTCTTAAGCAGATGGCAAATAAGACATTAGCAACACAGGGGGCGAAAGGAAAATAATGCAGGACATACAATACAATGACATAAGAGGCTCTTCGCTTCAGATATTTGCCCGGGAGTTGATATCTATTCCTGCCGCTCAGCCGAATATGGAAGAGGTAAAACTATCAGGGCGGGATGGAACCATATACAAGTTTAATGGTACATATGCAGCAACACCAATAAAGATACCATTTAATTATATCGGAGCAGTAGACAGGTGGAATGCCCGCTGGAGAATGGCAAAACAGTGGCTGTCAGAAAGAAATGCAAAACTTATTATATCTGATGATGCAGGCTTTTTTTATAAAATAACCTATGTTGAATTAGATGATAATGAGAGGACATCTGAGCGGATAGGCAATTTTACAGCGATATTTCACACACTGGATGGGCTTCAATATTCCGTAGATGGTGCAATGGAATATGACATAGAAGATGTTTGCTGGAATCCTTATATAGAGTGTCATCCGACATATAAGATCGCAGCAGAAGGTATGTGTACGCTTAAGATCAATGGAAAAATGATGACTGCTAATGTTGGTCAAAATCTGACCATAGATACAGATCGGATGATCGCGTATCGCGAGGATGGTACTTTGAATAATACCAAAGTGTCAGGAAATTATGAAGATATGTATCTACAGCCGGGAAACAACAAGATTGAATTTTACGGAGGAAATCTGAAAGTGATACCTAATTGGAGGTGCTTATGATCCAGATATATAACATTGAAAATACAAACTTTGATCAGAACGGAGATATGTCATTATTTCCTTCGAGTGCATCCGTTCATGCCGTATTGAATGGAATATGGGAGGTAACGCTTGAACATCCAAAGGATTCAGAAGACCGCTGGAAGTATATTAAAGAGGGAGCAGTTGTTAAGATGCCTTCCTTTAATGGAGAGCAGCTTTTCAGAATAACTCATAAGGAAAAAAGTGATTCCGGAATATCTGCTGATCTGCAGCCTATATTTATGGATGCGGCAGATGATTGTTTCCTTTTGGATGTCCGTCCAACTGACAAAACAGGGCAGCAGGCTCTTGATATCATGACTGCACCGAATAAAAAGTATACAGCCGAAACAGATATTACATTGACTGGAACTGCATATTACCAAAATAAAAATCTCATCGAAGCAATCAATGGTGACGATGAGAATTCTTTTGTTAAGAGATGGGGCGGTGAAATCGTATATGATAATTACAAAGCGATAATAAATCGTCATGCTGGCAGCGACAGAGGTGTTGAGATCCTTTACGGAAAAAACATTGCTGAGAACGGAATGAAAGAGGAGGTTGACCTAAGAAATGTGGTTACCCGGATCATTCCACAGGCATATAACGGATATCAGATAGATGGGGATGCTCCTTGGGTTGATTCCCCTCTTATAGACAAATATCCAACAGTCAAATATTCAACAATGAAATTTGAAGATGTAAAAATGAGAGCTGATGCACAGGAAGATGATGAATCGAAAGGTGTGATCATATGCGATACACCGGCACAACTGGAGTCTGCACTTATAAAACGCTGTCAGGAACAGTGGGAAGCGGGGGCAGACAAGCCTCAAGTAACTATATCTGTGGATATGGTAATGATTGAGGATACAGAGCTGTATGCCGATGTCAAGGGGCTTGTAGAAGTGTCTCTTGGTGATACCGTACATTGTAGAAACAATAATCTTGATATAGTTACAGATGCAAGAGTTACGGAATTAGAGTGGGATTGTGTGAATGACCGCATATTATCTGTATCGCTGGGCGATTATCAATTTGATTACATATCAAATCAGGTCAGTATTAATAACCGAATTGAGAGCGCAATCAGAGAAGATGGATCTGTGATCGGCTCTCAGGTGCAGGGAATCCTTGATGCGGTAAAGACACAGTTTCATGCAATGCGTGACATAGCAAAGAAACAGGATGTAAGAGCTATGCTCTTTGAGGATTTGGATCCGGAATCACCTACATATGGAGCTATGTGCCTTGGCTCAATGGGATTTGAGATTGCATCCAAAAGGACCGCTGATGGAAAAGACTGGATATGGAGTACATTCGGAACCGGTAAAGGCTTTTTTGCCGACTATATTATAGCCGGAACCATGTTGGCAGACCGGATATATGGAGGGACATTGACCATTGGCGGAATAGAAAACATAGCAGGCATTATAAAAGTATTAGATGGTAATGGAGCTATCCTAACTATCATGGATAAAGATGGAATACTGACAAATGGTAAATACACTTGTGGAAGTGATGAATTTGGCCGAAGAGTAGAGATCTCAGAGGGGGAGATGAAGATCATGGACAAAAGTGGTAATACTGTCGGGAGAATTTTTGCAGTAAGTAATGAAATTTTTAAAATCGGTACTGAAAATGCATTATTTAGAATGTTTAAGACTGGCGAGGTATATGTTGATTGCCAGTCATTCGGTGTAAACGGATATAACGGATTTACCGGAACAGTAGAGTATTCGGATGGAACTTATGAGAATTATGTTGGAGGCCTGCTTATAGGAGGAAAATCGAAAGAGGGTGCTTATCCATGATTAGTAATAATAAATATTTGACGCAGGGGGAGATGGAGAGCAATGCCAAAGAAATTTATACATATCTAAGTGATAAAGGCTGGACAATCAATGCAATCTCAGGCCTGCTTGGAAATATGCAGAGAGAATCAACCATTAATCCTGGATTGTGGCAAAGCCTTAAAGAGGGCAACTATTCCGGTGGCTATGGACTGGTGCAGTGGACTCCGGCGTCAAAGTATACTAACTGGGCAACAGCTAATGGATACGAGATTGGCGATGGAATTGGACAGTTATATTGGATAGATCAGTTGACGGAGTCATCGGGAGAATGGTTATCAGTGGAAACATACAAATTAACCTGGGCTCAATTTAAAGCGAGTACAGAAACCCCGGAATATCTGGCATCAGCATATCTTAAAAATTTTGAGCGTGCCGGAACAGAGAAGGAAGATGAGAGAAAGCAGAATGCAAGAGCATGGTATGACTATCTTAATGCAGGAAGATACATAGTAAGGTTTGTTCCTACCTAATGGCTTCAGCAAAATGCCTATTAATGTTTCGAGCATCAATACAAAAATACTTTTAGAGAATGAAGGGAGAATTAAATGCAGACCATAAAAAGAGATATCTATGTTACGAAGAATGTATTACAGGCCCCAATAGAGGTAACGGAAGGCACCAACTCAATAGCAATAGAGTTTGACGTGAGGGATTATGATATTCCGGCATCAGCGGCAGCTGTTGTGTACAGTATGTGTACAAGCACTATGGCTGAGCCTAATAAAGCCTTGGCAGAAGTGGATGGAAATACGATTACGATTATTCCTTCTGAGTCATTTTTTCATGCAGGGCAGAATGTTATGCAGATCAGAGTGATAGATGGTGACAGTAAGCTGATATCGTTCAACATAATTGTTAAATGTACTGGAAAAATGAGATTTGGTGATGAGGAAGAGGAAAAGCAGACTACACTTGTGGAACAATTGTTAAAAAGATTTGGCAACTACGAAGCAGAGCTTAAGGATGTGAGAAAAGGATTTGCAGGAGAGTCATACGATACAGCGGGGGAGGCTGTTAGAAAACAAATTGAAAGTGTCAATCAAAAAGTAGATAAAATAGAAACTATAAGTACCAAGGAAATTGATGCAATATAAGTTTTGAGACAAGAGGTGAAGTATGAGAAGAGGAACAACTCCAACAATCAAAATAAAATTAAAAGGTTGTGATATAAATAATTTGGAAAAAATATATGTAACCTTTAAACAGGGAAAATATGAGTTTGAGAAGTCCATGGATCAATTGAATACTTCGGATGAAACATTATTTATTAAATTATCTCAAGATGAAACACTGCAGCTTGATGCTATGAAGAATGTATTGATACAGGTCAGGGCAAAGACAAAAGATGAAAATGTAATTGCAAGCAATATCAAGTCAGTACCAGTTGAAGATATATTGAAAGAGGGGATGATATGACAGAAATTGAACTTGAAATGGAAAATGATACTGAATTAAGAATTGAATGTGAGCAAATATACATAATGGATGATTATGAACAGCTAAAAAACAAACCCCGCTTGAATGGAAAAGAAATATCAGGAGATATATATGAGACAGATCCAACCATACCAGAATGGGCTAAAGCACAAAATAAACCATCATACACCCCGGAGGAGGTGAATGCAGTTAATAATGATAATGCTATTACCATTGAAGAAATAGAGGCTATATTTAATGGACTTTAGATAACAGAAAGGAGAACTATGGAAAATAAATATTTAAATCTTACAGGTGCGGTATACATCATTAGTAAAATTAAAACTCTATTGAGAGATAAAAGTGATAAAGGACACACACATTCAAAGGAAGAAATCGGATTAGGCAATGTTGAAAACAAATCATCACAAACTATCAGAGGAGAGCTTACAAGTGATAATGTAATAAAAGCACTTGGATATACACCACCGAAAGAAGATACAACGTATGCTGTTATGAAAGGTGCAACAGCTTCAGCAGCTGGAACGTCAGGATTGGTACCTGCACCGGCAGCTGGCGATCAGGGAAAGTATTTACGAGGGGATGGTACATATGGAACACCGACAAATACAACTTATTCTGATGCAACACAGACTGCACATGGTCTTATGTCAGTAAGTGATAAGAAAAAGCTTGATGGAATAGCAGAAGGTGCAAATAAGACAACAGTAGATAGTGAACTGAGTAACACTTCAACAAACCCGGTACAAAACAAGGCAGTACAGGCTGAGCTAGTTAAGAAAGCACCTATAGCGAGTCCGTCTTTTACTGGTACACCTAAAGTGCCAACAGCATCAGCTGGTACAAATAATACTCAGGCCGCATCAACAGCATTTGTAACATCGGCCATTTCAACAGCGATGGCCGGTATTACTAAATTGGATTTTCAAGTAGTGCAGACATTGCCATCAACAGGCGTTAAGGGAACGTTTTATTTAATTGCCAATTCTGGAAGTGGACAGAATGTGTATGATGAATATTTATGGATCAACAATAAGTATGAAAAATTAGGTACAAGAGAAATTGATCTAAGCAGCTATATAAAGCAGTCAGATATGGTTGCAATAACCAATAGTGAGATAGATGCGGCATTTGCATAGAAAGAAGGAGAAAAAATGGCAAAATATTTGGATCTTACAGGATTAAAGTATTTTATCACAAAGAGGATAGGAAAAACGGACATATCCAAGATAGGGGATGGAACGTGTACTGGAGCTATAAGTGCATTAAAACAGAGTTTAGGTAATCTTTCAAATAAGCAAGATTGGAAAGCAATCGGAACATTTGAAGATGTTAATGAGCATGTAATATCAAATATAAAAAGTTATCGAGAATTAAGGGTAAATTTTATGCTTTATTATTCGGGGAGTTCATATATTACAAGAGACTATGTTTTCCCAGTATCAGAATCTAATAATCTTGAATTTTTATTTTTAGACGGGAATTACTATGACAGTAATAATTATACTTCATGGTGTATAGTTTATAATACAGCAAAAAATAGTATTCAAAACAGAGCCTCATGGCTTCGTAGCGTAGTACTCGGTAAAGATGCAACTTGTAAGTGTGTTTACAGGGTTTATGGTAGATAAAATTAAAGTTTTAAAAACAAAAAATCTAAAGTTAAAACTTGATTATATGAAGTATCAGCTACAATACATATTGAATCATAATCACTAGTTATTCTATATCCTTTAACTATACAAAAAGACATACCGTATACTTGATTTGAAGTGTTTGCACAATTATTGACAACATTTAATAACGTATATTTTTCGTTCATATATGGACTCAATGTAGGAAAATCTTTTTTATTATAATATTTATTATCAGAATTCCATATTGTTGAGACTTTGACTTTAATTATTTTATTACTTAAGCTATTGGTAAATTTAGTATTATATGTTTCTAAACTCTGGTTAGGGTGCGAGATAGAAAATATAAAATTTAATATGTAACTAACAAATAGAGCCTAGGAGCCGACACCAAATGAGGTGCCGGCTCTTATAATATAAAGAAAGGGGCGCAAGCTTATGAACAACATTAACACAATTAAAGGACTGGTAACTGCAATAACAGCATTCCTGTCAGCACTCTTAGGTACATTATATATCCCGGTATTACTCATGGTGCTTTGTAACATCATTGACTATATCACTGGATGTATGGCAGCAAGCAATCGGCCGGATGGAGGTATCAGCTCATATCGCAGTATCAGGGGAATCAAAAAGAAAGTAACAATGTGGTTACTTGTAGTAGTCGGAGCTGTATTAGATCAGCTTATTTTGTATGCTACGAATACGATTGGAATTAATATACCAATAAAATTTTTAGTTGCTTGTGTTGTGGCAATTTGGATCATATGTAATGAGATTATATCAATATTGGAAAATATGATAGATATAGGTATTGCAGTTCCAACATTTCTAATGCCATTGGTAAAAAATATCAAATCACAGACAGAACATATTGCAGATCAGAAAGAAAGCGAGGACAAATAAATGAGAATAGGATTAAATGCAGGACACACAATTTCAGGACCGGGATACGGTACAAGTGGAGTGATCGTTGAGTCACAGGAAACACGAAAAGTAGTAGCAAGGCTTACAGAAATCTTTAAGGGCATGGGAGTAACAGTAGTACCATGTACGATCGATAAGGCAGCATCACAGTCTGCTTACCTTAAACAGGCGGTAACACTTGCTAATCAGGATACCCTTGATTGGTTTATCTCCATTCATTTTAACAACGATGCAGCTAAGCAGGGAAAAGGAGTAGAGGTGTATACTTACAAGGGCAGACAGTACCAGGATGCCATTGAGGTATGTGAACATATCTCAGCACTGGGATTTAATAATCGTGGTGTAAAGGATGGATCAGGATTGTATGTAGTCCATAGGACAAAAGCGAAATCTATGTTGATAGAGGTATGTTTTGTAAATAATCCGGATGCATCAAATTACAAAAATAAATTTGATGATGTGTGCAATGCGATAGCATATGCGCTTGCTGACTATGTTGCCCCAGCAGCA